CTCCGGGCGACGATCGCGGACCTGCAGAAGCAGCTCGCCGCTCGTCCGACCGAGGAGGTCGTGCGGGAGGTCGAGAAGGTCGTCGAGGTGCCGGTGATCCTTCCCGAGCATCTCGACGCGCTCACGCGACTCCTGGATGATGGCCGCGAACTTCTCGCCCCGTTCGAGCAGTGGCGCATCGAGTGGACCGAGGCGTTCATGGCGATCGACGCCGCGATCCGAGGGACGAACCCCCGCCTGACCGGGGCGACCACCGCCGCCGCTGTGCGTCCGCCTCAGCCGTCGAAGGCTCCCGCGCCCGTTCCCTCACGCGCCGCATCCAACACCCTCCAGCACGAAGGTGGCGATGCTGGGGGGTCGTTGCGGGCTGGTGCTCGCCGGATGGTCGAGTCGCTTGGTCGGATGGCTCCGCTGCGGCTGACGAAGGCGCAGTGGGGCACGGTCGCGCAGATGAAGATGACGTCGGGGACGGCGTCGACCTACCTCGGCGAAATCCGCCGTCTCGGGTTCCTCGACGAGTCCCCGGCCGGGTTCACCCTCACCGATGCCGGCTTCGACTACCTCGGCGGCCGCCCCGAGCCGATGACGCCGGGCGAGTTGCAGGACCACTACCGGCGGATCCTGCGCGCGGGTGCGGTGAAGATGCTCGACGCGCTCATGGCGGCGTACCCGAACCAGATGTCTCGCGACGAGATCGCGGAGGCGGCGGAGATGTCCGCGAGCTCGGGGACGTTCTCGACCTACCTCGGTGATCTGACCCGCAACGGGTTGGCCGAGAGGAACGGCGCGTATCTGCGCGCCACGGATGTGCTCATGAAGGGAGCAGCAGTCTGATGGCTACCGCCGAGAAGGATCCGAAGACCCCGAAGGCCCCGAAGGAGAAGGCCGAGGGCTATGCGTGGGTTGTCGTCGATGACGCCGGCAGTGTGCTCGCGTTGGAGAGGTCGGAGACGCGGGCGCTGTGGATCGCGGTTGCGGCGAAGGCGAACGTCGTGAAGTGGCCGTTCGGGAAGACCCGCGACGACGTCCTCGGGGGTGCGTCGTGACCGCGGAGCAGGTCGAGGAGCGTCGGCGGAGGTCGCAGCGGCTCAACTGGGCAGCGTTCATCTTCGCCGCGTTCTCGCTCGCGGTCGCGGTCGCCTCGAAGGTCGGGGTGTTCGGCTGATGGGCGGGTTCTTCAAGCGGCTCGACATCGTGATCATCGACGAGAACCCGAAACGGTACAGCGTCGACGCTCTCGGTGAGGAGTACCGCCGAGGTGAGCTCGTGCAGGTCGCGGACCTGTCCGACGAGGCTGGCGTGCGCCGTCCCGGGGTGCTCACGGATCGACTCACGAAGGTCGCTGGCTGATCATGACCGCGCCCGCTTTCGATCTGATCGCCGTCGATCCGCCCGTGTACCTCCCGTGGATGGACGATGCCGCGTGCGCGCAGGTCGACCCGGAGGCGTTCTTCCCGGAGAAGGGCGGCTCGACTCGGGACGCGAAGGGTGTGTGCCGGGGTCGGGGTGACGTGGCGGGGTGTGAGGTGCGTGAGCAGTGTCTCGCGTACGCGCTCAGCAACGATGAGCGGTTCGGCATTTGGGGTGGGCTGAGCGAGCGGGAGCGTCGCATGTTGCGGCGCACGGGGGCGGCATCGTGACGGCGCCGACGGACTACACGGTGCCCGTGCTCGTACATGTTCCGCGGCCCATCTATCGGATGCTCGCCGCGACGGCGAGGAGGCACGACGTGAGTGTCGGCGCGCTCGTCGTGGAGGTGGTGCGTCGTGCACTCGAGGTCCGGTCCGTTCGTCGCGGTCGGGACTTCTGGACGGTCGCCGATGACGAGGTGCTGCGGGCTCTGCATGCGGCTGGTTTGTCGGGGCCTCAGATTGCGGAGCGGATGGAGCGGTCGAACACGACGATCATGCGGCACCGGGATCGGCTCGGGCTAACCCCTCACTTCTCTGGACGACCCCGAAAGGCCTCCTCATGAGCGTCACCTTCACCGACTTCTTCTGCGGCTTCGGCGGCTCGTCGCAGGGCCTCACCGAGGCAGGCCTCGAGCTGAAGTGGGCAGCGAACCACTGGGATCGTGCGATCGAGACGCACGCGGCGAACTTCCGCGATGCCGACCACTTCCAGGGCGACATCTCCGGGTACGACATGCGGAAGGTGCCGAAGGCAGACCTCGCGTGGCTGAGCCCGGAGTGCACGTGGCACTCCCCGGCGGGTGGCAGGAAGCGTGTGCGCGCTGAGCTCGACCTGTTCGACGACTACGTGCCCGACGCGGCGGGAGAACGCAGCAGGGCGACGATGTGGGACGTCGTGCGCGCGGCTGAGGCGAAGCAGTTCAAGGTCGTCATCGTCGAGAACGTCGTCGAGGTGACGTCGTGGCCGCTGTTCGACGCGTGGCTGCACGCGATGGAGTCGCTCGGGTACGAGTACCAGATCGTGTGTGTCTCCGCGGCGCATGTCGGCGGTGAGAGGAACCCGCACGCTCCGCAGTGGCGGGACCGCATCTATTTCGTCTTCTACAAGCGCGGCATCCCGATGCCGGTGATCGAGCCGCGGCCGCTCGCGTGGTGCTCGCAGTGCGACGGGGTCGTGGAGTCGCGGCAGTCGTGGAAGCGCGACGATCGGCGTCGGATCGGGAAGTACGGGCCGCAGTACGTGTACGTGTGCGCGGCGGGGCATCGGTCGCAGGTGGTGGAGCCTTACGTGCTCCCCGCGGCTGCCGCGATCGACTGGACGGATCTGGGCACTCGGATCGGGGATCGGGAGAGGCCGCTCGCGGCGGCGACGATGCGGCGGATTGAGGCTGGGATTCGGACATTCGCTCGCCCGGTCGTCGCGGCCGCTGCAGGGCAGACGTACGACGCCGCGAGCGAGCGGATGTCAGCGGCGGCGGGACCGCGGCCGGGGTATCGGGTGGCGCCTGCCGATGCGGCGCCGCTGACGGTGCGCACGAGCACCCCGGGCGATGGGGTGGCCGTGCCGCCGTTCGTGGCCGGGGTCAACCACGGCGAGGGGGACTCGGGGAGGCACTACCTCCCGGAGGAGCAGCCGCTCGCGACCCGCTCGACGAAGATCGGCGAGGGCGTCGTCATCCCTCCGTTCGTGAGTCGTCAGTACAACTCGCGCGCGGGCGTTGGACGCGACGCCGAACACCTCAACACGGGCGCCGACCACCCGCTGCACCCGATCACCGCGCAGGGCGGCGGGAACCACGCGCTCGTGTCGCCGCCCTCGTCGTTCATGCTCGAGCGGCGTGACCCGAACGGGCCCGACGCGAGCCGTCTCACCGGGGTTGACGAGCCGCTGCGTCCGATGACGACCACGGGCACCGTGCACACTCTCGTGACGCCTCCGTTCATCGCTGACCTGCACGGCACCGGTACTGCGCGCGGCTCGGTCGACGACGCGCTCGGCGCTGTCACTGCCGGAGGGAACCACCACGGCCTAACGGTCCCTGAGGGTGCTGAGGGTGCGTTCATCCAGAAGCACCACGGTGGCGTCGACTACGCGGGTGTGCGCCACATGGTGAAGTCGGTGGGCGAGCCGCTGCCGGCGCTCGTCGCGCGAGTGAACACGTCGCTGGTGATCCCGTACCGCCGCGGTCGTGCGGCGAAGGTGAATGCTGGTCCGTTGCCGACGATGACGACGTCGCTCACGACGGCGCTGCTCGAGCCTCCGGCGTTCACGGCCGCCGAGATGGCGGAGATCGTCGCGGGCTCCCACTTCCGGATGCTGAACCCGCGTGAGCATCTGCGGGCGCAGCGGTTCCCCGACACCTATCTGGTGAAGGGCAACAAGTCGGAGCAGACGAAGGGTGCCGGGAACGCGGTCGCCTCGAACGTGGCGCACTGGCTCGGCACGTACATCCTCATGGCCCTCGGAACTCGATCTGAACGGAGCGCCGCCTGATGGCTCTCCTCACAGGGCCGGAGCTGACCGCTGCGGAGTGCGGCACTCGCGTTGGCAAGACGGGTGGCCCGTGCATTCGGGTGAAGGGGCACGGGGAGGTGTCGCCGTACGAGGTCGTGCACATCGATGAGTACGGGCAGCGGGCGATCTCATCGTCGCACCCGACGAGGGGACCGCAGATGGAGGCTAAAGGCGCGAGGGGTGCTGGTAGCGCGGCGGACCCGTCGCTGTTCGACCTGCTCGACGCCGGGGGTGGCGCAGCGTGAGCGTGTCAGTTGCCCAACTGGATGAGTGTGGCGGCAGCGCCGCAGAGCAGCCCGATAGAGAACACGATGAACTGCGCCCACGCGCTCGGGATGCTTCGTCGGGCTGCCCTGGCGATCTCAACCAGGTCGACGACGTTCATGTCTGCGCGAGTGAGGGGCGCGATTCCGTACTTCGTTCTGATCGCAGTGAGGGCGGCCGCCTCGATCTCGGCCGGCGCTTGATTCCCTTCGGTGAGCGCAGCACTCCATCGCCGGTGATGGTCTTTGGCGGCGAGGACGTCTCGCTCGATCTCAGTTCTCGCGGCGCGGGCGCTCAGGAGGAACCACGCGAGTGCGCCGATGGGGAGCGCGGCGCTGGCGATGGTGAGCACGATGACCGCGGTCTGCATGCGGCCACGGTAGCGGAGGGGCTGTCGTGAGCGGGCATGTGCACGTCTGGGTGCACGTCGCGACGGTCGACTGGATGGGCCGCGGGGTGGTCGCGTGCAAGTGCGTGTGCGGTCGGAAGCTGACGCCTGAGCAGATCGTGGCAATGCGCGCGGCGGCGGGGTTGGCGTCATGAGCGGGTTGACGAAGCGTCAGGCGGAGATCGCCGAGGAACGGCTGGCGGAGGCGCAGGGGCGCGAGGTTCGCCGCTGCGGGGCATGCGGGACGGTGGGGACGCACTTCCTGCCGGAGCACCTCGACACCGATGGCCGTCTCGTGACCGGACGATACGTCTGCGAGGACCTGACGTGAGCGCCCGGGTGACTGCTGGCGACCTGATCGCGGCGCTGAAGCGGCATCACGAGCCGCCGGCGTCGAAGCCGATCGGCGGGATGCTGCTGACCGAGATCCAGGCGCCCGACTCGACCCGACGCGCGGATGCTCTGTGGGTGCCCGTGAGCACGGCCGAGCGGGGCACCCTCGTCGGCTACGAGACGAAGGTCACCCGCGCTGACGTGGTGCAGGAGTTGCGCGATCCGATGAAGGCGGACGCGTGGGAGAAGTACTGCTCGCGGTGGTGGCTCGTCGTCCCGGACGCCGCGCTCCTGGACGGGCTCGACGTGCCCGACCGGTGGGGCGTCATGACTCCTCCCGCCGCGAGTCGGCGCACGATGACGGTCGTCCGGAAGGCTCCGCGGCTGGAGCCTCGCGGTGACGCCAGGTCGGCGCTGGGGACGGTGCTGGCGCGCCTGATCTACAGCGGCGGGACGCTCGATTCGAAGTACGCGGCTGCGCTGAGCGCGGAGAAGTACTACCGCGACCAGCTGGCCGTTCGCGACGACGAGCTGCGGACGCTGCGGCTCGCTGAACTACTGAAAGCGCGGGCCGGATCGTGAGCGCGGCGGTGACGGGGTTCGCCCCAGATGTGCGTGACGGGATCCTGCTGCGCGACGGCGGGCTGTGCGCGATGCTCGGCACCCCTGGATGTCGTGGGCAGAAGGCGGACGAGGCGAATCACCGCTTGAACCGGGGCATGGGTGGCACGTCGCTGGAGGCGGTGTCGTCGCATCCGTCGAACGGGTGTGCGTTGGAGCACGACTGCAACTGGCGGTTGGAGCACAGTGCGGAGTTCGCGGAGGCGGGGCGTCGTCGGGGCGTGAAGTTGGAGGCGGGTCAGGATCCGCTCTCGGTGCCGATGTGGTCGGTGTTCTTCCGGCAGTGGGTGGCGTTCGACGTTGCCGGCGGGATGCATCTCACGGGCGACGTGGACGTCTCTCGGGATGCGCGTGCCGCGGTTCTTCATCCCGGCGCTGGTTCCGGGTTCTTCATCGAGTGGAAGGAAGCAGCATGAGCATGGCGACGAACCCGGGCTGGCATCGGGGTGACTGGATGCAGACGTTCACGGGCAGGAAGTTCTACCCGATGGCGCCGACGGCGGAGGATGTCGACCCGGTCGATATCGCGCACGCCCTGTCGATGCTGTGCCGCTATGCGGGGCACGTGGACCGGTTCTACTCGGTGGCGGAGCACTGTGTGCTGCTGTCCGGGTGGGCGCGCGATCACGGTCACGACGAACGGGTGCAGTTGGAGATGCTGCTGCACGACGCGACTGAGGCGTACGTGGTGGACGTGCCGAGGCCGTTGAAGGTGAACCTGCCCGACTATCAGCGTGCGGAGCGGGGTGTCGAGCTCGTGATCGCGGAGCGGTTCGGTCTGCCGATGGTCGACGGACGGTATGGGGCGCCGCAGATCGTGAAGCACGCGGACACTCGCATTCTGCTCGACGAGCGTGCGGCGCTGATGGCGGCGACGGTGCATGCGTGGGGTGTCGATTCGCTCGAGCCTCTCGGTGTCGTCGTGGAGGGGTGGGATCCGTCGATTGCGGAGCAGCACTACTTGGGGCGGCTAGCGGAGCTGACCGACGAGGGGTGCGCCTGCTGTGCGCTGATCGGCGCGCACCAGGGTTGGTGTGTCGAGGTCGGCGGACCCGGGACTCCGGAGGTGCCGTGATGGGTGCGTTCAAGGCCAGGTTCGCGGGCCTTTGCCCGGCGAACTGCGGAGACACCATCCGTGTCGGGGATCGGATCGTGATGGTGAACGATCGGGCGACGCATGAGGCGTGTGAGCAGGTGGCGCGGACGATTCTGGCGCGGGATGAGCGGCCGGTGTGTGGGGTCTGCTTCCTGATGATGCCCTGCCCGTGTCAGGACGGGCAGTGACCATGGCGATCTGCGAACGCGACGGCTGCGAGACGCCGGTGAAGCGCACAGGGCGCGTCGACGTGTCGAAGCACCCGAAGCAGGCACCCGCAAGTTCTCTACCTGCGAGCGACGATGCCTGAGCGCGCGCAGCCGAACCGTTGGCGGTGTCTCTCGACGGGGTGCAACCCAGTACTGGATGAGGCCACGGCGACCGATCACAACGCCGAGACGGGTCACCGCGTAGCGAAGTGGCCGGTGCGATCGAAGGACGGTCAGCGACGCGCTCGCGCTCGCAACCGTTCGGGCTACTACGACCGCTACAACGTGGGCGCGAAATCGCCCGAAGCACGTGGCCTCGTGCGGCACTCGTCGGATGACGACGACCCGAGCTGGGACGCCCACAAGGAGGCTCGACCGTGAAGCAAGTATCTAGCCGTGCTGGTGACTCGTGAAGCACCCGAAGCGCTGCGAGTCGCAGTTCAACCTCCGTCGCTCATTCGAGATTCCGTTGCTGATCCGCTGCGAGAAGCAACTGCGCCACCGGAATCGCGAGCACCAGGCGCGTCACGTCCGCTGGACAGACGCAACATCCATCCATTCCCACCCTGAAAAGGAGGCCAATCGTGGCTGAAACGGACAGCGACTTCATCATCCGACGGGCGGCTGAGATCAAGGCTGCTGAGGCGGCGTGGCTCGATTGCACGATGCGTCTCGGCACCTCTGGTCCAGACGAACTCATGCAGATCGCCCGCCGATACTTCATGGAGGGACATGGGTACGGCGTCGAGCACGGCGTCTCTGACGGGCTCCGTCGAGCGAGCGCGGCACTAGACGACGACACCGCGTTCTACTTGGTGATTGAGAAGCGGATCATCGAGGGCGAGCGTCTCGGAGTCGTCGATGACGTTCAGGACAACATGGTCGCCTGGCTCGCGTCGCGCGCTGACTCCCTCTCAACATCATCAGGTTCACTCCCTGGCGGTGCCTCGTGATTCTCAGACTGGGCAACCTCACGGTTGCGCAGTTCATGGAGCGAGTCGGCGGTGACGCTACTCCCGGAGAGGTCGCCGAGCTCGAGGCCGCGCGCACCGACGAGGCGAACTTCACCGACCCGACGCGGTTCCACATCTTCGACGACCCGGGAATCTCCATCGTCATCGGTGCGGACTGCCTCACCGACACGCTGCCGGTGTGGCAGCGCATCAACGCGCGTCGCCCGTTCAACCGCGAGGTCGGGTTCTACCCCGCGGGCACAACATCCCCGAATACCGACTCTCGAACGGAGCCGAAATGAACGACTCTCCGCACGCAGTCGGAGCGATGAACGGGCGCCTCTGGTACCCGCGGAACCCCGGGGAAGATCGGGTGATCCGCGTGAGCCTGTACGACGTTCGCGCCGCCGATGACCTGCTGATCGGCTACGACTTCGAGCGGGACGGCTGGACGATCGCGCGCGACGACGAGCCCGACCGTGAGGTCGCCTTCATCCGGGCATGGGCCGATCTGGGCGAGACATCCGACGATGCTGGTGACCCACGTGGCTGAGTTCGTCGTGCGCGTCTCGACCGAGACCCAGCACACGCTCCGACCGATCGCACGGTGCGCGGAGGAAGGTGACGCGGACCTGATCGCGCGGGCACTGAACGCACACGTACCGAGCGCAATCTTCAGCTACGCCGCGCAAGAACCTCAGGGTCATATCCCGGGCGGTGCGTCGTGATGCGCGTGCTCACCGTCCGTCAGCCGTGGGCGTGGGCGATCGTGCGCGGCGGGAAGGACGTGGAGAACCGGACGCGGAATCTCGCTGGCGACTACCGCGGCCCCATCGCGATCCAGGTGGGTCTGACCCTCGACGAGGGCGCATCGGGGGCGATGCTGTTCGACGCGTACGACGAGGCGATCGAGCGGGGTGACGGTCCGGGGTGGCGTGCGGGTGCCGGGCACATCATCGGAGTCGTCGACCTGGTCGACGTGCACGAAGACGTGTCCTGGTTCGGCGCGCTCCCGGGGAACGATCGCTGCTGCTCCGAATGGGCTGACAAGGGCGCTAAGCACCTGGTGCTTGCGAACCCGCGTCCGCTGGTCGAGCCCCTCCGGTGGAGGGGTGCCCTGCACTTGCAGAGGACGACCGAGGCGGAAGCGGCCGAGATCCTCAGGAGGGTGTCGTGAAGCGGCGGCCGTGGTGGAAGCCCACCCTGCACCGGTTCCGTGACGCGTCCGGGCGGCAGTTCGCCGTCGGCGTGGAGACGCATGTCGAGGAGCACGAGGCGCACTTCCACTGGGGGTCGCAGTCGTTGCCGTCGACGCGGTCGGTGTCGCTGCTGCTCGGGCCGGTGGATCTCGAGTGGCGTTGGGAGATCGGGTCGTGAGCGCGGGGCCGATTCAGCAGGCACGGGATGCACGCGCGGTCCCGGGTGCGTCGACGCCGGACAACGCTCGGGTGTGCATGCGCACGAAGACCTCGGCGGGGTATTGCGGGCGCACGTCGGCGCGTGTGCGGGTGACGCATTGGGATGCGGTGACGTGTGCGGATTGTCGTGCTGCGGGGCGTGCGGATGGTGTGGGCGTGCCCGAAGAGATCAAGCAACGAGAGGGAGTGATGCGCTGATGGCGCACAAGGCGACGTCGTGGGCGTGGGAGGTCGAGGGGCTGAGCATCCCACAGAAGTTCCTCCTGGTCGCGCTCGCGGACATGGCGGATGAGCGGTTCTCGTGCTTTCCGGGGCAGGGGCTGCTGGCGAAGATGACGGGCGCGAAGGGGAAGCGGTCGGTGCTGAACAACCTGGCAGTGCTGGAGGAACGCGGGTACATCACGAGAGAGCGGCGGCACCGTGAGGACGGGTCGCGGACGAGTGATCGGTTCGTGCTGCAGGTGGGGCACCAGCATCCCCTAGGTGCACCGGATGCACCACCCCTCGTGGTGGACCTAGGTGCATCTGGCGACACGGCCAAGGTGCATCTCACGACGACCCAAGGTGCACCGCGTGCGCTGGAAGAGAACCCCCAGAGGAATCACCAGAAGGAATCACCAGATACCCCTGTAGTCCCCGCTGCTGATTCGGTGGCCAACGCGCTCGAGCTGGTGTGGGCGTCGTGGCCGACTGCTCGCAGGTCGACGCGGAAGGTCGTGACGGCGAAGTGGGCGGCGGCGGTGAAGGCCGTCGGCATGAAGGACCTCGACAGGCTCACACATGCGGCGGTCGCGTTCGGTGAGCGGTACGGGACGTGGGCGCCGTCGGAACAGACGTTCGTACCGTTGCTGTCGACGTGGCTGCACCAGGAGCGGTGGACGACGCCGCTGCCCGAGGCGGGGCGGGGGAATCGGTCGACGGTGGCCCACGGTCGCAGCGTCGACGAGATCCTCGCCGCGCGTGAGGGCTCCGGCCGGCTGGCGGTGAACGCGTGATCGCGCGGGAGGTGAACGTCCTCCTGACCGAGGCGGCGCTCCGGGATCCGCGTATGAAGCGCACCGATCCGGTGGAGCAGGCGGACATGGCGACCGTGTGGGCGGAGGACCTCGCCGACGTGTCGCTCGAGGACGCGCGCGCAGCGGTGAAGGCGCACTACGCGACGTCGCGGGAGCCGGTGATGATCGCCGACATCCTCGCCCGCTGCGGTGTCGTGGAGGACCCGTGGGCGCACCTGCCCGACGACTCGGAAGCGATCTACGCCGCGTCGAAGAAGGCCGCCCTCGAGAAGGCGGGTGTCTCCGACGAGGAGTGGGAGGCCAACCGGGGCAGTGCCGCGTGGGTGCGGGAGCACTTCCCCGAGATCGAGTTGCAGCCGTGGCAGGCACGCATGCTCGACGCATCCCCGAAGGAGCGCGAGGGATGGCTGTGACCGACGAGAGCATCCTCACCGACGCTGACGCGCCCACCGAAGACGGACTCGGCGGCCGCGTCCCGCCGCACGATCTGCTCGCGGAGCAGTCGGTCCTCGGCGCGATGATGCTCGCCGACCTCGTCCGTGACCGGGACGTCATCGAGGACGTCGTCGACAGGCTCTCACCGAAGGACTTCTACCGCGAGCAGCACGAGTACATCGCCCTCGCGATCGTCGGCCTGCACCGTGCCGGGAAGCCGACCGACGTGATCGCCGTCACCGACGAGCTCACCCGCACCGGAATGCTCCGCCGAGCCGGTGGCGCCGTGTACCTGCACACCCTCACCGGCGGCGTCCCGAACATCGCAGCCGCCGGCGCCTACGCCGAGATCGTCTCCGAGAAGGCAATCCTGCGAGGACTGGTCGAGGCCGGGTCCCGCATCGTGTCGAAGGGATACGCGTCCGAGGGGACCGCTGAGGACCTCGTCGAGTCCGCACGCACCGAGATCGACGCACTCACCGGCCGTCGCCGCATCGTCGTGTCCAGCGTGGGGGAGACGATGCACGAACTCATCGACGACCTCGAGCACGCCCCCGACTATCTCCCGTCGCCGTGGGCGGCGTTGAACAACCGCATCGGCGGGTTCACCCCCGGAGGCCTGTACATCGCCGCGGCCCGCCCCGGTGCGGGCAAGTCGATCACGCTCCTGCAGTGCGCCATCCAGGCAGCCCACCATGGCGCCGTCGCGTTGTCGTCGCTGGAGATGACGACGAAGGAGCTGCAGCAGCGTCTGCTGGCCCAGTACGGCGGCATCGAGATGGGTGTCCTGCGGAACCGGACCCTCACCGACCTGGATTGGAAACTCGCCGCCGACGCGCGCGCGAAGCTCATGGACGCGCCCCTGTTCATCGACCCGACCCACTCGGCGACGATCTCCCACATCCGCTCCCACGCTCGCGCGGTGCAACGTCGGCACGGGAATCTCGCGTTCATCGCCGTCGACTACCTGCAACTCGTCGAGGGTGAGGGGCGTGAGCGTGAGCAGGTGGTGTCGAACGTCGCGAAGGAGCTGAAGCACCTCGCGAAGGACTTCAACGTCCCCGTGCTCGCCGCGGCGCAGCTGGGTCGCGGCACCCCGAACCGTGGCGGGCGGACGGTGTCGCCGACGTTGCGTGACCTGCGCGAGTCCGGCGGCATCGAGAACAACGCCGACGTGGTGATCCTCATGGACCGTCCGGACGAGAAGCGGGACGAGATCGACTTCATCGTCGCGAAGAACCGCAACGGTGCGCAGGGGCGCTTCAAGTTGCTGTGGCAGGGACAGTTCGCCCGGCTCCGCGATAAGCAGTTCGACCCGTCCGAGGGTCTGTTCCCGAAAGAGGAGGCCCTGTGATGCCGAAGCGGATCCAGATGACCCGTCAGCGGCCGTGGCGGTGGGAGAACCCGGACGCGGTGATCGTCGACCGGAGCACCCAGTACGGGAACCGGTTCGTGGTCGTGAAAAGGAAGGGCGGCTGGTGTGTAGCCGACCCCTGGCAGCGGTTCGGACACTTCTGGAGCAAGCAGGAAGCCTCCGCCCACGCGGTGGAGCGGTTCCGCCGCGAGGTTGCCCCAACCCTCGACCTCGGCCCGCTCCGGGGGCGCGACCTTGCGTGCTGGTGCAGTCTCGCGGACCCCTGCCACGCCGACGTGCTGCTCGAACTCGCCAACCCGAAGGAGCCTGTCCGATGATCGAGCACGAGACCGAGGCGCAGACGACCGAACGGCTCCGTCGAGCGCGAGCACGAGCCGCCTTGTCGGCCGCCCCCGAGACCGCCGCGCGACTCCGCGCGAAAGGCATCCCCACCGACGGCCGCACCGAAGCCGACGTGCTCCCCGAATGGCGCACCCCGCTGCTCACCGAACCCGTCGACGCCGCCGACACACTGTTCGTCGCCCTCCGCGACTGGGCAGAGATCTGGGCTGCTCGCCTCGGCATCGAAGCACCAACCCCCGGGGTGTGGATGCGCCGCGACGGCACACCGCTCGGCTTCCACGCCGGCACGTCACCTGAGCAGGCGTCCCTGCTCGTCACCTCGGTCGCAGCATGGATGCTGACCCACGAGGAAGCGATCGCCGCGCACCCTGGCGCCAAGGAGTTCCACGACGCCGTCGCCCGTGCGGTGTGGTCGATGCGCACAAAGAGCGGGACCCGCTTCCAGCCGGTGACGCAGTGGTCAGACAGGGCCTGCCCCGTCTGCAACTCCTCCGAGGTGCGGGGTGAGTTCTTCGGTGAGCCGATGGAGTCGGCGGAGGCTCGAGGTGAGGACCTGGTCAGCGAGGTCGAGGGTGTCACGGTCCGCTGCGCCTACTGCGGGTGGAAGCCCGACGCGCGCCACGGCAGCCTCGGCCGGTGGCTCGCAGGCGACGGCAGCAAGCCGAACCGGAACGCCCCCGAGCGGCAGGACTTCGACCTCGAATTCTGGACCATCGCGCAGGCGGCGAAACACTTCGGGTTCACCCCGGCGACCATCCGCAAGTACATTCGCGACGGCCTCCCCACCCACGGGAAGCTGCTCCGCCCCTCCGACGTTGTCGCCGAGGTCATGAGCCGATCGAACCGGCAACGCGACACGTTCGCCGCAGATCGCTGATTTCATCGGTCGGTGCGTCGGGTCGTGTAGCATCCTGCTCAGCAGGACGTGTACCCAATCGGGGCACGTCCTTTCTGCTTCCTCGCGGTCCTAGATGCTCTCGGCCGTGTTCGGGCCATCGAGCCGGCGTCGGGCTGGTGATGACGATGGTCCCTCCCGGGCGGCGCCACTGTGGCGGTCCGCGCCGCCCGGTCGACTTCCGACAGGGGGAGACGCACGATGACCTCCACCCGCAGCATCCGCGACGGGAAGGGCCACCGCGCCTACCGCCGCCAACAGGCAGCACTCAAACGCCGCACCGCCCGCGACAACCTCCCCTGCGGCCACGCATCACCCTCCGGCTGGGGATGCGGGGAACCCATCGACACCACCCTCAACTACAAGCACCGCATGTCGTTCACCGCAGACCACGACCTCGCGCTCGCCCACGGCGGCCGCCTCGTCGGTCAGGTCCTCGTCCCCATGCACCGGGGATGCAACTCCCGCAAGGGCGACCACGCCCCCACCGAGATCTGGAGCGCCACATGATCCTCCGCACCCTCGAGCAGTGGCACCGCCTCTCGCTCGTCCGCAGGGGACACCGAGTACACGCCACCACAGACCCCACCTGCCGCTGGTACCGAGCCCCACGCAGAGGGTCACGCCTCGACCGCGCATCCCGCGGCGTCACCTGCCCCGCATGCCCCAAGACACAACGACCACACGTCGACCACGTCTTCGGAGGCCACGAAGCACCGCCCCCCACACCCACACCCAGCCTCACCAGCCCCTGACCCCACCCAGGCTCGCTGAAAAATCCAGCAACACCCCCTCGCTGCCACCCTCCCGCCCGCTCCTGGCGTCTCTCTCTCCTGTCTGATTCGCCTGTTTCGTTCGATGTCTGATTGGGGTGCTCATGCCGAGGCAGCCGGCCCCTTGCGGGACGATGTCGGCGTATCGCCGGCATAAGCGGAAGGGCGAGCCGGTCGACGCGGCGTGTCATCAGGCGATGCTCGATAAGTCGCGGGAGCGGTCGGGTCGTGCGGACGATGATGCGCAGTCGGCGCCGGTGGTGCCGTTACGTGATGGGTTCGTCGCGTCGACGGGGGTTGATGTTGACGCGCGGGATCGGCTGATCGCGAACATGCAGCTCGTGGAGCGGGCGATGGAGGCGCTGGTCGAGGCTGACCCGATGAAGATCGTGCAGTTGTCGACGCGGCATTCGGAGCTCGTCGCCCAGCTTGTCGCCGTGAGCGGTGGCGGGCATGGCAGGGAGGCTGATCCGTTTGACCAGTTCTTCGCTGCTCGGAACGCTGCTGGGGGAACAACGCCCCCGCCTCGAAAGTAGGCCCGACGCCGTCGGTTCGTACGGCGAGCTCGCGGTCGACTTTGTGACGGCCGCGGGGATGAAGCTCGAGGACTGGCAGGAGTACGTGCTGTGGGCGTGGCACGACATCGATGGCAACGGCGATTGGGCGGCGTCCGAGGCTGGTCTGCTGGTGAGCCGGCAGAACGGCAAGTCGGAGGACTTGATCGCGTTCGATCTGGTGCGGCTGTTCCTGTTCCCGATGCCCGACAAGCGGCGTCGGACGGTGCTGCACACGGCGCATGAGGTGAAGACGGCGACGGAGTCGTTCGAGAAGTTGGCGGCGATCATCGCGTCGAGTGACCGGCTGATGTCGCTCGTGGAGCACGTGTACACGGCCAACGGTCGCGAGGCGGTCGTGCTCAAGCCGCGGTCGGGGCAACTGCTGGGCGATCGGGTGCGGTTCGTCGCGAGGTCGCGGAAGTCGGGCCGTGGGTTCGGTGCGGCCGACATCGTCTATGACGAGGCGCAGGAGTTGTCGACGCAGGCACGGTCGGCGCTGACCTACACGCAGTCGACGATCCCGAACCGGCAGGAGATCTTCGCCGGGACCGTTCCGTCCGAAGAGGACGACTCGGAGGTCTGGGAAGGTGTGCGCGATCGCGGCCGTTCGGGCGACGGGGCGCGCACGATCTGGCAGGAGTGGTCGCCGGACGGTTCCGAAGATCCTGACGTTGCGCCGACGATCGACGTCGAGGACGCGCGTGTGTGGCAGCAGGGAGTCCCGGCGCTGGGGTTGTGGATTCATCCGCAGACGGTTGCTGAGCAGGTTGAACGTGCGACGGACCGTGACGAACTTCTGCGCGAACGGTTCTCGGTGTGGCCGAATCGTCGACCGGCGGAAGCGCCGAAGCTGTCGGAGCTGAACATCGACGTGTGGAAACGGCACGCCAACGACGACGCCGCCGTTTCTGGCGACTCGGTTGTCCTGTCGCTCGCGCTCGGACGCGGCGGCGGATTCGGCACGATCGGGATGGCTGCGCGTGCGGATTCGGAAACGATCGCGGTTGAGCATCACAAGACGGATCGTGGAACGCGGTGGATCGCTGACGAACTGAAGACGTTGAAGGCGAAGCACGGAAACGCGACCGTCGTACTCGATCCCAAGAACGCAGCGTCGGTGCTGTCGTCGCTGGATCGCGCGGGCGTGAAGTACCTCGCGATGAATCTCGATGAGATAGCCGCTGCGCACACGCTGTTCATCGAGCATGTGAACGCGGGCCTCGTTCCGCATCGTCCGCAGGACGAGGTGACGAAATCGCTCGAGCTGGCGACAACGCGGAATATCGGTCGCGCCGGTGTGACGTGGGAGCAGTCGGATCCGACGAAGCCGGTGACGATGGCGCAGGCGGTGACGTGGGCGTTGTGGGGCGTCCTGAAGTCGGAGTCGTCGCCGAAGACGCCGCCCCCGCCTCCGCCGCCGGCGCCTGCCGTGCTCACACGAGACGACGTCGCACCCGGCGAGGTGAACGTGCAGACCGTCGCATTCTGAGAGGAGGACCCATCGTGGCCGAGGTCGGATACCAGACGTCGAAGATCATGGGTTGGTCCACCCTCGCGGATGAGGCGAACGAGACGAACGTCGAGCTCGTCTTCCCGGAGTCGATCGAGACGTACGACAAGATGCGTCGCGAGGACTCGCAGATCGCGTCGGTTCTCGCTGCGGTGTCGCTGCCGATTCGGAAGGCGACGTGGAGGATCGACCCGTCGGGTGCTCGCCCTGAGGTGGTGTCGCTCGTGTCTCGCGACCTGGGCATCCCGGTCAAAGGTGAGGATCATGTCGCACGGGTTCGCACTCGTGGCCGGTTCTCGTGGCCGGAACACGTCCGTCTCGCGCTGCGGTGCCTGCCGATGGGGTTCTCGTTCTTCGAGCAGGTGTACGACCTGACATCCGACCCGGGGGTGGCGCACCTGCGGAAGCTCGCGTGGCGGCCGCCGCGGACGATCGAGGACATCAAGGTCGCTCGCGACGGTGGACTCATCGGCGTCAAGCAGCACGATGTGAAAGAACTCATCGGCGTCGAGCGGCTGGTCGCGTACGTGCATGAGCGTGAGGGTGGCAACTGGCTTGGTCAGTCGGTGCTCCGCCCGGCATATAAGAACTGGCTGCTCAAGGATCGGCTGCTGCGCATTCAGACGATGTCGGCTGAGCGCAACGGTGTCGGTGTTCCCGTGTACGAGGGGGCGCCGCTGCCGGAGGGTGCGACGCCGGAGCAGATTGAGGAGTGGCGGGAGTCGGAGAAGCAGGCCGGCCTCGTCCTCGCGAAGAGCGTCCGCGCGGGGGAGACGTCGGGTGCGTCGATCGCGCCTGGGGCGAAGCTGACGATGAAGGGTGTCGACGGCCGCCTGCCCGACACTGAGGGGCCGATCCGGTACCACGACGAGCAGATGGCGCGTGCAGTGCTGGCGCACTTCCTGAACCTCGGCACGGAGACGGGGTCGTGGGCTCTCGGGTCGACGTTCGCGAACTTCTTCACCGACTCGCTGAACTCGGTCGCGGAGCACATCGCGGATGTGACGCAGCAGCATGTCGTCGAGGACCTCGTCGATCTGAACTGGGGTGAGGCGGAGCCTGCACCGCGTCTGGTGTGTGAGCCGATCGGTTCGGAGCATCCGGCGACGGCGGAGGCGATCAAGCAGCTCATCGAGTGCCGGGCGATCTTCCCCGACGCTCTGCTCGAGGCTCACCTGCGGTCGCTCTACGGGTTGCCCGCGAAGGACCCCAACTCCAGCACTGCCGAGCCCCGAGAGGACGCAGCATGAACCCGCTCCGTGAGAAGCGCGCCAAGGCGCTCGCCGAGGCGTTCGCCGACCCGGACCACCCGACTCCGGTCGCGATGACTCCGGTTCCGAAGATCGACGGCACCGTCGCCACGATCCGTCTGTACGACGCGATCGACTCTTGGGGTGGCTGGTGGGGGATCTCGGCGAAGGAGTTCACCGCCGCGCTCGATGCGCTGCCGGAGGACACGTCCGAGATCAGGATCCTCATCAACTCGCCCGGGGGCGAGGTGACCGAGGGGATCGCGATCATCAACGCGCTCCGGTCGCACAAGGCGAAGACGGTCGCGGTCGTCGAGGGTATCGCGGCATCGTGCGCGTCGGTCATCGCGGCCGGCTGCGACGAGACGGTCATGATGCGCGGGTCGGAGATGTTCATCCACAACGCGTGGGTGCTCACCTGGGGCGACGCGGAGGATCTGCGCGGCACCGCTGACACGCTCGAGAACCACTTCGACCGGAACATCGCCGAGGTGTACGCGGACAAGTCCGGTAACACCGTCGCCCATTGGCTCGCCGAGATGGCGAAGGACCTGTGGCTCAACGCGGACGACGCGGTCGCGGCAGGCCTCGCCGACCGTGTCGACGGCAAGCCATCCGACGCCGCAGCGAAGGCGCGCGCCGACTTCGGCGAGTCGCTATTCGCCCGAGCCTCACGACCCGCGGCGTCTCTCGCCGCCCCGAAACCTCCGAGCTCAACCGAGCCGGTGGACACCAACCGAAAGGAGAGCGTCGTGCCCAAGGACACCGACGACTTCAAGGCTGGCCTCATCGAGCGGCTCGGTATGACCGATGCCGCAGCCTCGGACGACGCGATCCTCGCGGCCGTCGATGAGGTGCTCGAGAAGGCCACCGAGCCCGCCCCTGCGGCGAGCACCACGGTGCCGGAAGGCACCACGCTGATCGACTCGGAGGTCCTCGCGGATCTGCAGTCGAAGGCGGAGGCCGGCGTCAAGGCGCTCGCCGCTCAGACCAAGGCGCGGCACGAGGGCATTCTCGCCTCGGCGCTCGCCGAAGGTCGCATCGCCCCCGCGTCCAAGGACACGTGGGCGGCGTCGCTGGAGGAGAACGAGGAGCGCGCGAAGTCGCTGCTCGACGGTCTCCCGAAGAACGCGATCCCGGTCACCGAGATCGGTGCCGGTGACGGCCCGGACGCGTCCCCGGAGGACGCGCTCTACAACCGCCTCTACCCGAAGGGAGCCTGATCATGGCTGTGCACAAGTTCAAGCCCGGTGAGTCCATCACCTTCACCGCGGGTGGCACGATCACCGACGGCCAGCTCGTCACCGTCTCGGCGGACCGCACTGTCATCGCGGGTACGGCGGCGAACGGGGCGAAGGCGATCGGGTCCGCTGCAACCGACGCGAGCAGCGGGGACGAAGTCCTCGTCCTGCTCGGTGGGGTGCAGCGTCTCATCGCGGCATCCGACATCACCGCGGGGGCGCTCGTCGTCGCCGCGGATGACGGCAAGGTCGCGGCTGTCGCCGCGGTCACGACGCCCACCGCGGGCGACGTCAACTCCACCCGCGCACTCATCGGCATCGCGCTCACGTCGGTCGACGTGTCCGAGGTCGTCGATGATCGCGTCGAAGTCCGACTGTTCCGCTGAGAGAAGGCAGAAGAAGATGACGTACCCCAACAGCTTCGCCTCCGCCTCCGCGGCGGATGCGCTGGCATTCCTGAAGTCCCCGACGCTGCTCGCGCGGCGGTTCGAGCAGATCATCGCGGACCGTGGCGGCTTCATCGCCCATCGTGTCCTCAAGGGCCGGTGGAAGATGGAGGGCGGCGCCCTCGTCTACACCCCGGATGAGGCGATCAGCACCGACGACGCGGCGGAGAAGATCAAGCCCGGCGGCGAGTACCCCATGATCGAGCTGTCCGCGGATGCGACGCTCGTGATCGAGGCGCTCAAGGAGGGCTTCGGCACACCGATCACGGACGAGAAGGTCGGCCGTGAACGGATGGACGCGGTGGAGCGCGCGATCGCTCGCCTCGTCAACCGGCTCGTGACCGACTTCGACGAGACGGCGATGGCCGCGGTCGCGTCGGCGGTCACGCAGAGCATCACGGGCACGGCGTGGACCAGCAACCCGAAGTCGATCGTGAAGCAGGTGCAACTCGCGAAGGCGAAGATCACCGGCCTCCGTCTCGGCTTCCGGGCCGACGCGATCGTCCTCACGGACGAGCAGTGGGCCGGTGTCGTCTCGGAGCTGCTCGACATGCTCCCGCGGGAGCAGCGGAACGGCGTCGAGTCGGGCCAGTTCATCAACGCGCTCGGCCTCGACTGGCTGCACTCGCCGGACCTGCCGTCCGGGTGGGTGCCGACTGTCATGGACACCGACAACCTGGGCGGCATCGGTCACGAGGACATCCCGTCCCCGGAGTACCGTCCCGTTTCGCTCGGGCAGGACCAGGTGGCCGAGGTCGCTCGCTTCCGCGAGAAGAACGACTCGACCACCGTGCAGGTCCGCAAGACCGATGTGCCGGTCGTGCGGAACCCGAAGGCGGCGTGCGAGATCACGTCGACGGGCCTGTGAGCGGCGCGCGCGTCATCGCCGCGGCGGTGCAGGTGCAGGTCGGCGCTCGCGTCCACATGGTCTACAAGGGGGCCCTGCTCCCTGAGGGTGTGGACGAGGAGACGGTCGACCGGCTCGTCGCGAAGGGTCTCGTCGCGAAGGTCAAGGGTGGGAATCCGGCGGAGACCCCGCAGGCGACTCAGGCCGGAGCAGCTGAGGAGGTGCCGGTCGAGTTCCCGTCGAAGTCGTGGAACCACGACCGGATCGACAAGTGGGCTGGCGAGCTCGACCCGCCCGTCACGTTCGACCCTGCGGAGAAGCAGACCAAGGAGCAGAAGCTCGAGGTCCTCGCTCCGGCAATCGAGGCCGCGAAGGCGGCCGAGCAGTCCGAACAGCAGTAATCGAGAGGGGGCGATGGTGATGATCACTCCGAGCGATCTCGGCGGAGACGCCGACGCCGCGCGACGCGTCATCGTGTACGCGCGCACCATCGCCCCTTGCCTCGACTCGCTTGAGGACGGCGTCGGAGAAGCCGACCCGAAGCCACGTTCCGATGCGATCGCGATTCTGAAGGGCGTCGCTTCCGACGTCCGTCAACGTGGTGTGAAGAAGCAGCACTCCGGGTCGTCAGGCGTCGAGTACGTCGTCGACGGCTCGTCGTTCTCCGCCGAGGATCGCGCGTCGCTGCGGTCCCTGTGCGGCGCTGTCACGACCGGGGGGCTCCCGGTGGGCAGCTTCCCTCTTCCGTCGCGTGTGGTCACGCGGCTGTTTCTCGAGGAGTGCTGAGCACCCTCCCCAAGTCGAAGGAGGCCGCCCGTGGCGACCATCGTGAGCAAGAGCGGTAAGCAGTTCGTGGTGCCCGATGAGGTCGAGGCGGACTACCTCGCGCAAGGTTTCCGGGTGCCCGGTGGGGAGCCTCCGTCGGTGAAGTCGACGCGCGCGCCCCGCAGTCGCCGCCGGTCGACGCCGCGCGCGCAGAGCAAGACTCCGTCACCCCCGCCCGAGCCCTCCACGGGGGCCTGACCGTCCGGAGGTCGTCATGGGCTTCCCCCACGGTCAGACGCTCTACCGGGACAGGCGCAAGCGGATCCCCGACCCGAACAACCCGGCCCGCACGGTCGGCGGAGACTGGGACCCCGACGGCGTGCTGACGCTCACCGGGGCGTACCTGGATGTGCCGTCGAGCACAGCCCCGACGTCACCGACTCGCAGTCAGGCGCTCGAGGATCGGGCTCTGTACCTGCCCAGTGCCAGCGTCGACGTCGCGAAGGGTGACCGGATCCGCATCGGCGGGACGGTCGCCGAACCGGGTGACCATGTCTGGTTCATCCGCATCCGACCCGCGACTGGGGCTGCCGCGCTCCACAACCCGTACACCGGCTGGGTTCCTCCTCTGGAGGTGCCGCTCGAACTCACGGAGGGGTGATGGCTGACGGCATCCAGTACAACGCGGGGTACTTCGAGCAGCTCGGAGTTTCACCCGGCGTCGTGAGCCTCGTCGATGGGGCGACGGCGGACATCGCGGCCACGGCCCGCGCCACGGCACCCGTCGATGAGGGCGACTACCGCGACGGCATCGTCACGGAGGGGAAGTTCCAGAAGCGCTACGTCGGGCTCGTCGTCGGCAAGGACAAGAAGACGATGCTCATCGAGGCGCGCACCGGCAACCTGGCGCGTGCGCTTCGCGCGAACCGGGGCCGTCGTGGCTGACCCGCTCGTCGCGCACGACAACCTCGACCTGTTCCTCACGACCTGGTATCGGGCGTGGCTCGGTTCCCTCCCGGCTCCGCATGCGGCGATCCTCACTGGGATCGAGGTTGGGTCGGCTGAGCCGGCCGATCCGCCGTTCCCGCAGAAGCTGCTGCTGCTGCGCACGATGGACCGCACCCGGACGGGGTTGCTGACCGCTGACGCGCTCGTGCATATCGAGGTCCTCGCTGGCACAAGGGCAGCCCCGCAGCAGGCGGAAGCGATCATGCGCATCGTCCTCGCCGGGCTCAACCAAATCCCGGGCACCGACCTTGTGCAGGTTGGCGGGTTGCGTAATCCGGTGTCGGCGATGCTCGAGCAGAACGGGCCGCATCCGGTTCCGGAGAAGCAGGACCGGGCGCGGCTGTTCGCCAACGCGACTCTCGGGGTGACCGCGGTCGCTCTCTGATCCACCCACATCCACCATCCGAGCCCTCAGGGGCCAAGTTCAAGGAGAAGCAACATGGCTGCTGACTCGGCAGGCAACGACATCACGAAGGTTTTCGTGGCGGTCACGGGTGCGATCGCGATCGCTCCGGCGGGGACGGCGCTCCCGACCGCGGAAGATCTCATGGACGACGAGTTCGAGCTCCCCGCCGCGTTCAAGAAGATCGGTCTGGTCAAGGCAGGCGGCGGACCGCAGATCGGAGGCGGCCCGACCGGGGACCCGCTCGGGTTCTGGCAGGACGGGTACGAGATCCCGTCCGGGGATGCCGACGCGACCCTCACCGTGACCGCGGCGGAGTCGCTCAGCGACATCGTGCGCGGCATCGTCGCGGGCGCCGCTCCGACGGCCGGCATCACCGACGTCGACATGGGCGGTCACTCGGTGAAGTACGTGACCTACATCGAGGAGATCGCGAAGAGCGGCGCGATCCGCCGTCGCCTCAACGCGAACACCGGCCTCCGGTCGACGACGGAGGACCAGAACAACCGCAACGAGGTCGTGGGGCAGCAGCTCGTGTTCTCGTTCGGACGGTCCGCGCTTCACGGCGGCAAGCACTTCCGCGAGGCCGTGCTGCCCGCGGCCTGATGACGGCGGGGTCGAGTTCTCTACCGTGGGTGGACTCGGCCCCGCTTCTTTCCGTTTTGCCCACGGTTCCACGGAAGAGGTACACCCCATGACCGACAAGACAGATGCGGCACCCGAACCGGCGGAAGAGGCGAAGCCGAAGCGCACCCTCATCCCCATCCGGGTTCTCGAGCAGGTGCCATCGGACCCGCCGAGGTTCTACGTGCACGCGGATGAGCTGCACGCCACCATCGAGGGCGCCGAGCGGGTGCTGCCGTTGCGAATCCCGATGAAGTTCGTCGAGGAGATCGCCGACATGCCTCCGCTCGAGCAGCTGCGCATCCTCACCGAACTTCGGGGCGATGAGGGCTACCCCGAGATCCTCGACGAGATGGACTTCATCGATGCGCAGGAGCTCGCGATGAAGTTCTTCCAGGCGTTCCACGAGAAAGAGGCGGCCCGCCTGGGGGAATCGTTCAGCTCCTCCGACACGTAGAGGAGCACCGGGCGGCGGCCCGTTATGACTTCCAGCACCGCCTAGGTCTGTCGATCGACGACATCGGCGAGACCATCCGCTACGGCGCTGCGATCGACTACGTGCACGCGCTCCGCCGCGAGTGGGGCACGCACCTGCACGCGGCCGACGTCGGGTGGGAGTTCCCCGTCACCTACGGAGAAGCAATGTCGGCGCTGCTCACGCGCGGATACCTGACCGTGCACCACGACCCGAAGCAGCCGAAGGCGGACCTGCCGATGCCGTGGGGCGGCTCGGCTGTGACGTTCACGCCCGAGGAGATCGAGGCAGCCGAACAGGCGCTGAAGCGACGGTCCGCAATTCGCGACTAACGAGAGGAGCGGCCGCGTGTCGATTCCGCAGGTGGGTCAGGGCAGCGTCGCTGTCGTCCCGACGTTCAAGGGCTTCCGTAAGACGACGGATGCGGAGTTCGCGACGTCGGCGAAGTCGGGTGCGTCGGTCTTCAACAACGGCTTCAAGTCGGCAGGGGCGACCGCCGGCAAGGGGTTCGCGTCGACGTTCGACTCGGCGACGAAGGGGCTCTCGTCGGCGGCGATCACGCGGGTGCAGGCGGAGGTCGCGAAGGCGTCGCGTGAGGTGTCGGCGTTGCGGCTGCGTGAGCAGGACGCGACGGGGAAGGTGCGTTACGCGGAGGCTGCCCTCGGTGAGGCTCGCCGGAAGTATTCGGCGGAGTCGTCGCAGGTCATCCGTGCTGAGGAGCGTCTCGCGACGGCGCAGCGCACGTCGCTGGCGGCGAAGTCGAACCTGCTGGGGGCGACGGAGCGACTCACGGCGGCGCAGCGGTCCCTGGCGGCCGCGACGGCGGAGGCGGGGGCGGCTGGCGGCCGTTCTGGTGGCGTGTTCGCGAACATGGCGACCCGGTTCGGGTCGGCAGGTCGGGACGGGGCGGCGCGGTTCTCGCAAGGCTTCAAGGACGTCCTCGGCGGCGTGCTCGGTGCGAACATCCTCACCGGCATCGGCTACACGATCGGTCGGGGGATCGGGAACGCGGCGCGGGCTGGTATCGGCTACGCGTTGCAGTCGATCACCCTTGCTTCTGATCTGGAGCAGTCGGCGGGGGCCGTGACCGCGCAGTTCAAGGATCAGTCCGATGTGATCTTCGCCGCGTCTAAGCGGGCGAGCACCTCGGTGGGGCTGTCGAGGTCGACGTACCAGCAGTACGCGACGGTCGTCGGCGCGCAGTTGAAGAACCTCGGGCTGCGGCAGGACCAGGTGTCGGGCAAAACGCTCGACCTCATCGAGCTGGGTGCGGATCTCGCGGCTCAGTTCGGCGGGCCCACGTCGCAGGCGGTGGAAGCGCTGTCGTCGCTGCTGCGCGGCGAGCGGGACCCGATCGAGCGGTACGGCGTGTCTTTGAAGCAGCAGGACATCAACGCGCGTCTCGCGGCGATGGGAATGGCGGACCTGACGGGGGAGGCTGAGAAGCAGGCGACGATCCAGGCGACCCTCGCGCTCCTGTGGGAGCAGACGGCCGACGCGCAGGGGACGTTCGCTCGTGAGTCGGAGACGTATGCGGGGAAGCAGCAGCGGCTGATGGCGCAGCTCGCCGACGCGCAGACCGAGTTCGGGGAGACGCTGCTGCCGACGGCGATCGATGTGCTCGAGTTCGCGAACGATGATCTGCTGCCGGTGCTGAAGAGCACCCTGGCAGAGGCTGGTCCGGAGATCTCGGCGTCGCTGAAAGCGGCGATGCCGGAGATCGAGGAGACGCTACGGGGCCTGGGGGAGAACCTCCCGGGATTGATCAACCTCGCGAGCTCCGTGGGCGCGGCGATCGCGGACTCGATCGAGGGCGACTTCGGCGAGGGCGGGATCCTCGGCGGTATTCCTCGGGTGAAGTCGGAGCTCGAGGGCTTCGCCGATTGGCTGACCCGGGACTTCAGCACCTACGAGAACTGGGACGACTACTGGAGGACGTTCGGGTCAGGGTTCGAGCACTGGTGGGATGTCGCCTGGGATGGCGTTGACGATGCGGCGGCGCTGGCTGGTGCCAATGCGGGTCGCGCGGTGACGTCGGCGGCGCGTGAGGCTGTCGCTGCCGACAAGCAGGGTCTGTACGACGCTGGCAAGGCTGCGGCGGACGGCATCGCTGAGGGCCTGGAGGCGGGGAAGCTCCGGATCGGGATCGCTGGAGCGGGTCTCGGCGGTGCGGCGCTTCGGGAGTTCAAGGGCGCGCTGGAGATCGAATCGCCGTCGCGTCTGATGCGGCGTGCCGCGAATGATGCCGGTGAGGGTGTCGCGTTGGGCTTGCTCGACAAGACGAAGCGTGTGGCGGATGCGAGCCGCATGATGGCGTCGGCGGTAGCGGCGCCCATGATCTCGTCTGGCTCCGATGGAGTGGCGGGCGCGAGGGCGGCCGCCGGCGGGGATCGTCCGATCTACACGGACACGGGTGCGTTGCTCGGGTGGTTCCGGCAGGTCGCTGGCGAAGAGGCGCGGATCGTGTGGGCCGATGTTCACGCGCAGACGAAGACGGCGAGCTACGGGAGGCAGTAACCATGGATGCACCCGGCGCTCCGACGTTGACCGAGGAGACACACCCTGACAGTGGTGCGCCCGGGGTCGAGGTGTACTTTCCGTCCCTCGACTCCGACGCGGCCACGATCACCGTGTATCGGATCGCTGATGGTGTGCGAGAGCCCATCCGTGGGGGCGAGCGTGCGCCCGTGTCGGGCGATTTCGTCGGGCATGACTGGGAGGTGCCGTTCGGCGTTGAGGCCGTCTACGTCGGCGAGATCTTCGACGTCGGCGGTGGCGCGATCGCGGGCGCTCAGGCGACGATCACGGTCGAGTCCGATGACGTGTGGATTCAGGATCAGGTCGACCCGTCGCTCGCGTTCCCGCTGCACCTGACTCCCGAGGGCAGGGAGGGGCTGTTGGAGGGGTCGGCGGGGAGGATCGTCCGGCAACGTCGGACGGCGAAGCAGTTCGTCTTCGGCAAGCATCGCCCGTTCATGCAGAACTTCGGCCTCGACGGGGCGACGGCTGTTCCGTTCGAAACGCACACGGAGTCGGAGTCGTCGATGAAGACGATGCTCGCGATCCTTGAGGTGTCGCCGCTGACGGTGCGCACCCCGCCGGTGTTCGCGTCGCTCCCGCGGGTGATGTCGGTCGATGTTCCGGCGCCGGAGTTCTCGCCTGTGCAGCAGTCGCTGGGCGGGTACCGCCACGTGTGGGTGCTGAGGTTCGACGAGGTCGAGCCGGTCGCGCGGGCGATCATCCGGCCCCTGGTGACGTGGGCGGATTGGGAAGAGGCGTTCCCGGCGGACGAGTTCACGTGGGACGACGTCGAGTTGGCATACTCCGCGGGCACGTGGACTGATGCGGTGAGGACCCCTCCGAATGCGTGATGTGAGCGAAGAGTTCTCCGCGGCGGTGCGGGGCTCGAACACCCCGATCGTGGTGGCGGATGTCTGGTATGACGCGGACGTGATCCGGGGGGCTGTGCGCGTCGTCGGCGGGACGGTGACGTGGGACGCGGCGAACGCGGTCGAAGATGAGTTGAGCATCACGCTCCTCGACACCGAATCGTCGGGGTCTCGGCTGCGGGACATCATCCACTCGTACGGGTGCCGAATCAACATCCGTGCGGGGTTCACTCTCGCGACCGGTGACGAGCTCGTGTCGCTGGGGTGGTTCGACGTCGTGAGCACGTCGGCTGTCGAGCATTGGCAGTGGTACGACTGGCGCGACGAGGATGACCCGTTGAAGACGAGCGAGGTCGTGCAGGTTCGGGCCGAAGGGCTGCTGTCGATTGTCGCGAACTCGGGTCTGTTCGCGCCTACGCAGCCGGCGGAGGGGTCGGATGCGTGGGGGGCGATCGTGGGGCTGTCGCTCGACATCCTTTCGACTCGCGATCCGGGCTTCGCTGCGAAGTCGCTCCCCACGGGGGCGTCGGCGGTGGTGTTCGAGGATGACCGGCTCAGGCCCATCCAGCAGATCGCGGCTCTGTGGGATGCGAAGCCGGTGGTGACCGACGAGGGGCAGCTCACGTTGGTGACGCCCGGGTCGGGCCCCGAGGTCGATGGGTACGGCTACGACATCAACATCGAGGCGTGGGTCAACCAGACATCGAAGGCGAACCTCTGGAACGGGGTCGCGTTCCACGGACGCTCACCCGAAGGGCTCGAGCTCGTCGGGTATGCGACGGAGGCGAGCGGGCCGCTCGCGTGGGGTGGCCCGTTCGGGTATCGGCCCAAGCATGAGCGGTCGGATCTGATGACGACGCAGTCGATGGTCGATCAGGCCGCGGCGACGTCGCTCGAGCGGTTGAAGCGTGAGCGGTCGGCGACGCAGACGGTGAACGCGTTGTGGAATCCGGCGCAGCAGCTGCGGGATCGCCCGTTGCTGCACCTGCCGGGTCGCGATCCGATCGAGTCGGAGATCGTCCGGATCGTGTTGCCGATTGGGGCGCCTCCTCAGGGGGGCGGTCCCATGTCGGTGACGTTGAGGTTGCCGCTGCTTCTGGAGGGATGACGACCGTGCCGCTCGAACCGCCGCTGCCGTCGTTCGCCGATTTGATTCCACCGCAGGGAGGGGCGTCGTTCCGCACGGCGAAGGTGCTGACGGTGGCGGGGCATGTGCTCTCGGTCGACCTCGGCGGGTCGGTGAAGGCGTTCGCTGGCGACGGCACGAATCCTCGCCCGAATGACACGGTGCTGCTGCTGGTGGACGGGTCGACGTTGACGGCTATTGCGGTGCTGTCGGGCCCGTACCGGCAGGCGACGATTACGGTGACCGCGTCGGATTCGTCTTCGGTGACGGGACTGATCAACGGGCAGTCGAGGACCGTTCCGAAGGCGGGTGCATTCACTGTCTCGAACGGCGCGGTCTGTCCGCTCCTGTGGTCGGCGGATGGCGCTCGAGTGTGGGCTTTGGCGAGCGAGCAGGCGGCGACGTCTGGGCCGGGTGAGGGTGACGGGGGAGGGTCGAACCCGGGCGGGGTTTCGCAGGGTGCGACCACGTATGCACCGACGTGGTCGGGGCGTTGGTACGGGGGCACCCCGGCGGGGTGGTCGGCGGGTGCTGCGGATTCGGGTGGGGTCACTCAGGGGGCGTTCTTCTACGGTGCGGGTCGATTCCGCGAGTTGCAGGGTCGCGGCATCCGGTACTGTCGCGCGTTCCTGCCGGGGTCGGGGACGGTGACCGTGTACGGGCATCCGCACCCGTCCCGGCCGCCTGGGGGGCCGACGTTGGCGTACAACGCGGGTGCCCGCTCGGTGGGTGGCTGGGTGTCACTGCCGACCGGTCTGGCTACATATCTCGCGTCGGGGTCAGGTAATGGCGGGCTCGCGTTCACCGCGTCGCCGGTGGCGCGCATTCAGGGTCTGCCGTACGGGCAGATCGAGATCGGTTGGAGGGTCTGATGACCAGGGAATCTGATTCGGGGTCGCGTACCCCCGAGGGTCCGGATGCGTTCTCGCCGACGACTCAGCTCGCGACGTTCGCGGATGATGAGGCGCGGTGGAACAACTTCGCCCGGGTTGCAAATGCCTCCGCTCGAAACGCGCTTGTCGCTCCGGAGTTGCGTGACGGGATCCTCGTCGAGGACCTCGACACGCATATGATCTGGCAGCGCGTCGGTAGCGGCTGGGTGCTGATCACACAGCCCGGGTGTGCGTTGCGCAAGTCGGCGTCGCAGAACCTGTCGACGACGCCAACTGCGTTGGCGTGGGATGCGGAGATCTCCGACCCTGCGGGGATGCACGACAACTCGACGAACCCATCTCGGGTGACCGCACCTCAGGCGGGCTTGTACCGGGTCGAGGCGCAGCTGTACAACAACAACACGTCGGGCGCGGGCACCGTTCTGGGTCGCCTGAATGGGACGACCGATGTCCCTGGGTCGGCGATGCGTCGCACGGCGGGATCCGCGGAGGGCACACCTCTGCTGACCGTGTTTCCTGTCGCGATGGCGGCGGGGGACTACCTCGAAATCATGGTGTCGCACTCGACCGCGACGGGGCAGATCGCAGGCGGCACGACATCGCTGTCGGCGGTGCTGACCATGACCCGCATCGGTGCGGTCTGATCCGAGCCAACCCTCTCTCGAGCCTCACCGACTGGTGGGGCTTTCGTCATTGAAGGAGGTCGCCATGGTCTGGGTTCAACCGACTGCCATCATGCACGTCCCCCCGGGTGGTGAGTACAAGAGCATGATCGCGAACGGTGTCCCGCGCGCGCTCGCGCACTCGGGTGTCGACCACTCCCGTTGGGAGGGTAACGACGTCGTCAGCATCGGCGCGGGCACCGTCCTGCGCGTGGGTTCCGGCAACACAGGCTGGGGTAACCACATCTACATCGATCACGGCCCGGACGGGGGCGAGCCGGACGGCCCGAACGTGCCGCACATCATCTCGTTCTACGCGCACATGCAAGCGGCGCCGCCGTTCCGGGTCGGCGATCATGTGAACGCCGGCACGATCCTCGGCGGCATAGGACGCAGCGGGGTGCAGTTCGCTCACCTGCACTGGGGCATGGCGGTGTGCGGGCGCGCGCAGTATTCGACGCTGTTCGCGATGGGTGCGCCCGCACGCAACCTGCTCATCGATCCGCTCGCGTTCCTCGCGCAGTATGCGACGAAGCCGAAGCCTGCGAAGCCGAACGCGCGCACCGTCGGCGCGGGTGGGGCGAAGCGGCGCGAGGAGCCGACGACGGCGATCGTCGACAACTTCGACCCGGCCGAGAACCTGCCCCCTGGTGCGGTGGTCGAGTGGGACGGGTTCGTCCGCTCGACGATGGTCGGTGGGCAGCCGGGCGGTGACAACATCTGGCTCAAGAAGGGGTCGCTCTACACGAGCTGGACCGCGATGGTGCCGATGACCGAGGCGCAGGGTCCCCTGGTCGGAATCCCCGACTTGGGCTTCTACCCGGCTCGACTGCCGAAGCGGACGGTGACGTTCGTGCTCGACGACCTGACGTCGACGACGGTGACGGTGGAGCACGGCGAACCCGTGCCTTTCCCGGAGGCCCCCACGCGTGAGGGCTACGCCTTCGACGGGTGGCTGGGCGAGGGCGGTCGACCGCTCACGGCGGAGACGGTGATCACTCGCGACTCGACGTTCTATGCGACGTGGGCGCCCGTCGTCGTAGAGCCCGACCCGGTCGACCCCGATCCTGGTGAGCCCGGACAGCCGGACCCCGTCGAGCCCGACCCGGTCGAACCGACCCCCGACGCCCCGACGTCGCCGAGGGGAACCTCGATCGGTGCTCTCCTCGCGGGCATCGCTGCTGCGCTCGCTGCCGCGATCGCTGCGGTGATCGCGTGGCTCTCGGGAGGTGCCTCGTGAGGTTGCTCACCGTCGCCGCGCTCGTGGCATTGCTCGCGATCGTGATTCTCGCAGTGGGATACGTCCTCATTCCGCCCGTCGCCCTGGGGTTGATGTTCGGCTGGTTGATCCTCTGAGCCGGGAGGAGACCCAGCCATGCCCGAGTGGCTCATCGCACTGGTGAGTGTCGCGGGGACACTCTCGCTCGGCTTCCTCACCTTCACCGCGACCCGGAAGACCGGTGACCGGGATCGGATCGTGAAGCTCGAGCAGCGTGTCGATCGGCTCGACGGACTGCTGCTCCGGTGGCAGAACTACGCCGTCGAGCTCCGCGAGCACATCTTCGCCGGCAAGGGCCCCCCGCCCCCGCCGTTCCCCGACGACCTCACGAAGGATGCCCCATGAAGCACACCTGGTATGTCATCGTCGCCGCCGTCGTGCTCGCGGTGAGCGCGGTCGGCCTGGTGGTCACGACCATCAGCCAGTCCATCGCCCTGCAGCAGCAAGGCGGCGTCATCGCGACGCTGAGCGCCAACAACGACGCGCTGCGCGAGCAGGTGCAGAGCCAGGGGGAGATCCCCGTCGCTCCACCGTCGGAGCAGGTCGTCGGCGCACCGGGCCCGATCGGCGCTCCGGGCCCTGCTGGTCCGAAGGGTGATCCGGGCCGCGACGGCCGCGACGGCCGCGACGGGGCGGAGGGTGCTCTCGGTTCGAGCGGCACACCGGGCACTGTCGGCCCTCAGGGACCGCAGGGTCCCGCGGGTGTCGACGGCAGCGCCGGTGAACCGCCGGCGTCGTGGCGATTCACGTACCTGTTCACGACCTACGAGTGCACCCGCTCCACACCGTTCGACGCGGCCGCGCCGACGTACACCTGCAACCCCGCCTGAGGAGGCACATGATGAGCAACTCCGTTCAGCCCACCGAGACTCCGAACATCGGGGTCATCCCGGATCCGACGATCCGATTCCGGGTCGCTCTCGTCCTGTACACGGTCGCGATCGCCGCGACTGTGTTCGACATCTTCGCGGTCGACACGGTGATCGAGGTGAGCGCGCAGCCGTGGGTCGACAAGGTCCTCGACGCTGTGGCTCTGCTCGGCCTCGCGTTCGGGATCGGCGTGCAGACGCCGAACACTCCGCGTCGGTGAACGACGTCGACGAGGTCGACGGTTACGCGGTCCCCGTCGATCCGATGGCCGATCTCGGCTGCGAAGGCTGCGAGTAGTGCGGCCGCCGAGCGGGAATCAGGGTCCCGACCGGCGGCCGCACAGAGATCATGCAACATCCAGCGCCCCCGTGCGCCGGCCCTTCCACAGGGGCTCGGCGTGCGGGGGCGCTTTCGGCGTGCTCAGACGAAGATGACGACTTCGCGGGCGGCTTCCTCGACGAGCCGGGCGCCCTTGTCCGCGCGCGAGGTGAGCGCCCCCAAGTCGACATCGCGGCGGGATCTCGTGGCGCCCTGCCACACCCACGCTCGATGCTCGACTCCGGTGGGGGTGAGCCACAGCATCGCGACGGCATGCTCGGTCCATTCGGTGGCCCATCCGGCGACGTAGACGGCGGTGGGGCCGTAGCGGATCCACGCGAACATCGGCACCGGGCGAGGTGGGCGTGAGCGTACGACGCGATCGAGGGAGAGCTCGTGTGGTCGGAGGGTGTCGGGTTGATGTTCGGCCATGGAGCCGGTGAAGGAGCGGGCGATGCCGCGTGCGTCGACGCGGGAGATCGAGTGGGGCTTGTTCGATCCGGTCACTGTGCTCCTCGAGGTGTGGAGCAGCGCCGGCCTGCTGCAGCGTCGATCGTACCTCTGGACCCCGGTCGTGCCCATCTGGGACAATCCGACGCATGACGACGACAGACGCTCCGAGGGTCATGGCCCCGCCTTCTAACGCGCTCGCTCTCGCGGCGCTCGTGCTCGGCATCCTCGCGAACGGTTACGCGGCTTTCGTGGGGTTCGTGTACGGTGCGCCGAACCCGCTGGCTGTTCTCCTGGTGTGGCTGCCCACGGTGGTGCCTGGGTTGCTGGGGATCATCTTCGGGTTCGTCGGGGTGACGACGGCGAATCGGCTGGGCGGGAAGCGGAAGGCGTATGCGGTGTGGGGCATCGTGCTGGGGTTCGCGCCGGTGGTGACGTTGTTCCTCGCGTCCCTGGTGCGCTCTGCCTTTACCGGCACCTGACGGACCTACGCGGCGCGCCGTCCCGACCGGATGGGGATCGCCCGCTCGGGGAGGACCGCGATCGCGGCGTCCTTCCTGCGTCGGCTGACGCCGGTGTATATCTGCGTCGACGAGAGGTCCTCGTGCATCATCAGTTCCTGCACGACGCGGATGTCGACGCCGGCTTCCACGAGCTCTGTGCCGAACGCGTGTCGGAGCGAGTGGGGGGTTAGGAGCGGGTCGGTGATGCCTGCGCGGTTCTTCGCTTCGGTGATGGCGTCGGTGACGCTGCTCGAGCGGACGTGGCCGGGGCGTCCGTTGGCGGCGGGGAACCACCAGTCGTCGGTGGGCATGGTGAGCGCGAGGGCGGCGATGACGGGGTGCAGGGGGAGGATGCCGTCCTTGCCGCCTTTCCCGACGGTGCGGATCGTGCCGGATGCGAGGTCGATGTCGCGGCCGTGGACGCGGGCGATTTGCGACACGCGGAAGCCTTGGTAGAAGCCGAGGAGAATCATCGCGCGACCGCGGCGGTACGTGCCGCTCTCGAGCATGCGGTCGATCTGTTCGAGCGTGAACGGGCGCGGGGTCGCGCGGGGGACACGGACCGATTTCAAGCGGTGGCAGGGGTTCTCGACGAGATGCCCGTCCTCTTGGGCGAAGCCGTAGAACGCGACCATCGCGGCGCGGATGGTGCGGCGGGAGGAGTCTTTGATGTCCTTGCGGCCGAGGTAGAGGCGGAGGTCGTAGACGGTCAGGTCGAGGAGTGGACGGCCTGCGCTGTGTTCGAGGAACCGAAGGATGCTGTCTCGGTTGCGGATGGTGGTCTCGGAGAGTCCTCGCCCGCGCTGCTCGGCGGCGAAGAGTCGCAGCATGTGGTCGTCCATGCGGATCGACGGTATGACGGCTCGAAGATTCCTCACAGCCCCAGTAGCGGGACTCGTGGGCACTTCGGAGGGTGCATACGTTGAGGAGGCCCGCCCGGTCAT